ATAACAACTTGAATGAATGACCTATAATTCAGTTTCATTATATTTTGTTCTAGGTATTTCTGGTAGTCAATACTACTGGCGTCTTGATTTATAAGTTTATCATTTTGATATATTTCAAATAGATTTGGTTTTATACCTCGTCTAATCATATATTGATTTGTGCCAACTTCAAATTCTACCTCTACCAAGGTATCACTATTATTAATTGTATTGACCATTTGGTCTTTCTTAATAATTCTAAATGGTTTATTAAACAAAGCATAACACAATGCGTCAAGTAGTGTAGATTTACCACTACCATTACTACCAACAATTAGTGTGGTGGCAGTTTTGTTTAGTTCTACTTCTATTGGTATGTTGCCAGTAGATAAAAAGTTTTTGTATCTTATTCGTTTAAAAGAAATCATTTGATAATTTTTGCCTGTTTAATATTTCAAGGTTGCCTGATACACTAACTCTTGTACATTTTGATTTAAAAGGAAGTACCCAATGTTGCAATAATGCTGGAAATATAATCATATCACCAGTTCTAGGTTTAAATGCTTGACCTGTCATTGCCCATTTTGGTTTTGCTTGTTGTGTAAACTCAAACATTAATGAACCGGGTTTAGCTGATGTTCCTTCAAATGCGTCTTGTTCTTCTATAAGTTTTTTTGGTACATCTAAAAATATAACAAATGAATAGTCACCACCATGTGTATGTACAGGATTAAAGTCACCAGGTTTCATAAAGTTTACCCATAAATCGTGAGCATTTAGTTCTACTGGTTCATTAGGATGTCCTGACCAATTAGACCAACCCTCTCTATACGCTTGCCATATATGACTTGATTCTTGATAAAACCAACTTGTAGTTTCATCATTATATTTTAGTTGTGTGTCTAAATGTCCAGCTAATCTTTTATGATAACTTGTTAGTTCTTTTTTACCGTCTTTTAATAATCTTATTCTTATATCTTCGTCAATTTTGGTTCTCATAACATAAGGACCAAATGGCATATTACCATATTCTACTGTTCTATTCATTTGCTTCTCCATACAGTTCTCTTGCAAACTGTTTTAATTTTGTTTTATCTAATTCGCCAGTATCAGCCTGGTCAATATAGTTGTTTAAAAATGTTTGTGTGTCTTCGCCTTGTTCTAATATGTCACTTCTTACTGTAGAAGATACATCAATAGGGTCTTCTATAATTTGTAGTTCGTGTACAGTAATTGTATTGTATATTCTTTCTATAAAACTGTTGTACATATCATCATCTATTTTATGTACAATAAACAACTTAACATATGTATTTTCGAATGAAGATAAGTCGTAACTAGAATAGTCTTGTTCTTTGTCATTATAATATATCTTTTTATACATTCTATAAGGATTAATAACTCTTTCTATTTCTCTTGTTTCAGTATCAAAGATATGAAATCCTTTAGGACATTGATAGTCTGACCATGTAATTTCGTATTGTGTACCTAGATAATAGATACGGCCGTCATCTGATTTTTTATGAAAGTGTCCGCTTAAGACTTTTTCGAATTTTGTAAATTGTGTTTTTTCTTGACCATGGTCGTTAAAGTGTCCTTTGTGCATTTCAAACCCTTTAATTTCAAGATGACCCATAGCAATGGTTGAAGTAGTATTGTCGATAGCGTGTATGCTATCATCCAAGTTATCATCACAAATCCAAGGCAAGAAAAGTATATCAAGCCCACCAAGATTAACGGTGTCCGCTCTAGTATAGATTTTAGCGTTTTTGCTAATGTTGAGGTTTTGTAAGGCATTTACTTCATTTGTGTTTTTATAGTAAGTATCATGGTTACCTATAATAATATGAGTATCAATATCCATATCATCTAACTTATCCCAAAAAACTTTTTTAAAGTTATGAGCTGTATTATGGTTAATAAACTTTCTTCTATCTACCACATCACCAAGATGTACCAATGTTCCAATATTATGTTCTTTCAGGTAAGGAAAGAATATATTATTGTAAAACTTATTTTGGTATTCTATAAAAGCAGGTGAATCGTTACGGCAGCCAAAGTGTGTATCATTCAGTAGTGCTATCTTCATTAATAAAATATTCCAAGGTTGATTTAGATTGTTTAGCAGTCTTTTTTGTTTCTTTTTTCTTCTTAACTGGTTCGTCTATTACTGTATTTTTTTGTAAGAATTCAGTAAATTGATTTTTAAAATCTCTATCTTCTCCAGGTTGTAAAGTTAAATCATCATAATTAGCTTCCATTATTAGTTTTTGTTTAATAGTTACTTGTTTTTTTTCTTTTTGTATTCTTCTAATAAAGGCATAATATATGATTTGTGTAAAATAAGCAAAAGGATTATTAGATTTTTCTGGATTAAAGTTATCCAAATATTGTAAACAATTCTCTATACCATCGGATATCATATCATCTCTAAAAGTATAATTAATAAAATTAGGTCTGTATGATAAGTGATTTGCAATTTTTAAGAAACAACTACCTATGTAATCAGTAACAGGTGGTCTTTCTTTTTTCTTTTCTACGGCCTCATTGACTGATTTTTTAAATTCAATCATGGCAGCTAAAAACTCCTTGTTATTTACATAATGTTCTTTTTGTGTTTTTGTTTTTTTAGTCATGTTGGACATTATACATTATCTCCTCGGTTTGTCAACCTTAGGTTGGCATAAATTATTTTTAAAAAACTTTCATTCCACGCTTGACATCTCCCAAAAAAAGGATATAATAGGCGGTGTCCTCCGTTAAGAGAAATACAGCTAAGCCACCTATTAGATACTTTGTTTTTATTTTTATTAATGGACGGTTGGGTCGTCTTCGAAATCATCAAAGATTTCGTTAATTCTTTTATCATCTTCTTCACTCACTCTTTCTCTTTCATATGTCGGTGTTTGCAATCTGCCAGGCAGTTTATCTACCGTACTATATTCACCAATAATACTTACATACGAATTCTGCATTTCTCCAGTCGCATTGGTTATTGTCATTATTTTTTCTTTTGGAATAGTAATAATCTGGTCGCTTGTATAAGCAGTCCACTTTACTAGTGCCACATAATCTTTAAATCCCTGAGGTGTTAATTGAGGGATATACTTAACCTGAAACGGTTTTGATATTCTTAATAGTTTGGATTCCTCAGGTAATTGGTCTGAGGGAAAAGCACAAACAATATCATCTCCGTTAACTAATTTAACTATTTTAATGTTTGTCATTTGTTTAACTCCACATTATGGATTTCATAATCAAATTCTTCTTCATTGTAAATATTTATCCTTTCTCTAAAGTGAGATAGTGTATAATTGTCTTTCTCTTTGTATGACAAATCGTCAGCTATATCATATAAGGTGGCCGTTGAATTATCATCTTTTAATCTTAATCCTCTACCTATACTTTGTAGATTTCTTATTCGTGATTTGCTAGGAGAACAAAACACAATGTTGTGTAAATTACGAATATTGATACCGGTACTAAAGGTTCCGTAGCTTGCCACGATAATAGCATTGTCACTCTTTTCCGTAATTTCTCTAATTGATTCTCTTTCATCTGCTTCTACACCTCCGTGAACATAAAAAACTTTCTTCTCATCTGCTTTCTTTTGTATGTCTTCATACAATCCTTTACCATGTTTTTCTACATATTGAAACAAACATAAAGTATTACCTTGTAATTTAGAGGCCAAGTTTACTATAAACTTATTTCTTTTTTCATGTTTTACTAAGAAATCCATTTCTTCTTGGTAGTTTAAACCATTCATCATTTGTCGGCTACCATTATCATAACTTAATATCAAACCATAAATTTTCAAGGCCGCCAGTTGTTTTTTATTCTGTAACTCAGCAGTTGATATAACTTTATTAACTGTACCAAACAATCCTTCTAATACTAATTTGTGTGTTTTTGTACCATCTAATGTGCCTGTAAGACCGTATCTATACTTACAATCTGTTAGTTTTGACATAATTTTAGTAAGTGATACCGCCTTAAACAAGTGTGCTTCATCTCCTACTATTGTACCAAATTGTTTAAACCATGTCTTTGGTAGATTATAAATTGATTGCCATGTAGAGATTATAACTCTTTTACTTGTATCTTTATCATGTCCTTGATATATTTTATGTACATTAGCTTCACTATTCCAACCATAATCTTTAAAATCTTTTGTTAGTTGTTCTACCAATGATGTAGTAGGTACGATTATTAATACTTTATTTTGTTTCTTATTTTTTAATCTAATAAGGTTAAACCTAGTAATAAGGTAAACAATAAGAGATTTTCCACTAGCTGTGGGTGATAAAAGTAAACACCTAGATTTTTTAATTGCATGAATAAATGCTCCTCTCTGATAATCTCTAACTTCAAATGGTATTTTTAATGCCTGTATAAAACCATCAACAGCCTGTTCATCTACAGTTACATCTTTAATTTTAGTACCATCAACAACCTCTATCTGGTTGTCCTTACACCACTTCATTATATAAGGATATAAACCGGCGTAAATTTGACCTGTCTGATAAGAGTATAATCTTATCTTTCCGTCCCATACTCTATTTCTATATTGAGGCATAAACTTAAAACCAGGCACCTCAAAGGTAAAGTATTCAGATAAATCTCTACGGATACCGTCTTCGGCTTCTATAGTAAGATTTACTTCATCTTTCTTTTCTAAAACTATATATTTAATTACTGCCATTGTTTGCCCACAACCCAACCTACTAATGATTTTCTCACACCTTTTGTTACAGGTCCTACTTTATGCCAAATGTGACTAGGAAATACTATCATTGTTCCTGTTTTAGGTTTAAATGATTCTACAACTATCTTGTCTGGATTAGGATGTGCTTGACATATTCTAAAATCGCCGCCTTCATAATCTTCATTAAGACATAATGTAAAACTTAACTTTCTTATTAAACCATTATCATATGGTTTTTTATGACTATCAATGTGCCAATCGTAATGGTCACCAACATTATATATTGAATACTGTAAAGGTTCAAACTCTCGTAATGAAAAGTTCCAATTACTTTCATCATTTGCTAATTGAACAAGATTACTTAAAGATGTTTGTAATTTATTATTATCTAACCATGATACACTAGAGCTTCTATTGTTTTTATTACCATCTTTTATTTCTGATTTAGTCATATTTAATGACTCACCATCTGCAATAATACTATTACAAAAATCTAATGGTACGATACCATCTTTAATATGATATATTTTTTCTAAAAACATTAAACAGCGCCACTAGTAAATCTTCGCCAGTCGATAGCATTTTTAATTGTAAAAGTTCTATTTGATATTTGTCTGATTGTTTTATCTAAGTAATCAACACAAGTTGATAGGTATTCTATTTTCTGTTTACCTTTAATCAGTTCTTCGTCTGATTCTATATACTTGTCAACATCTGTTCTTAGTATTTTTAAATCAAATGGTTTTTCGGCATAGACCTGTGCGTCTGATTTGCCGGTATAATATTCCCATTTGTATCTTTTTAACTGTCTATAATCTGTTTCCGCTTTAGTCAACATTAACTTAAACTTAGTATAGTGTTTCATATACTTGTTATGTAGTTGTGGTGTTTTAAGGGATTCTAAATCTAGTTCAGTTTCATTTATGACCAAATCTTTATCAGCCATTTCTTGTAGTTTTTCTAAATCCATAATTTATCCATTATTAATAATTCATATCATTATATCATAAAAACCTTTAAAAGTAAAGGCTAGGTTAAGAAGTTGTAACTGTAGTTGCCGAAGCTCCCACACCTGCAAAATCATAACCTCTATAATTAAAAGTTACTGTAGCTGTTAGATATTGTACATCTGTTGCCTGTTGGTCATATTGTAATTCACCAATATTTGTTGGATATACATCTCTAAATCTAATTTCTTTAATAGGGTTGTTTTTACTAGTCAATACAATCAATGTTGCGTCTGAAAAGTAAGCTTGTTGACTAGGCGCACCAAATCTAACTTTGCCTGGTTCAGTTGATACCGAACCTTGACTTGATGGAGCTCTATCAGCACCTGCGTCTAAACCACCAGCATATTCAGAATAACTTTCTGGAAAACCTAAACCTCTTATCCAGCCATGTATTTCTTCAAAGTTTTCTAAATTTTCATCTACTAAAAATGTCATATTTAAAGCACCATATGATAGAGTAGTACCAGGTAAAGGAACATCTACAAAAGGTGTAGGTTGTCTTACTTCACTAATTGATACAGTTGGTAAATTAACTGAGGTACAAAAATATTCTACTTTTGGTAGTTTTTGTATTTGAAATTTAAATTGCGTTGGTGACGCATAATCTAAACTTGTTGGTTGTCTTGCTAAACTATTTGTTATTGTCATTATCGACCTCTTCCCAATCCTTTTCGGTGGCTAGTTTTTCTAATTGTTTTTCTTTATCTGTTAATATCTCTTTTTGTAATGAAATATCATCAAGTCTTTTTTCGATAAATTCTAACCTATTTATTTCAATTGGTCTTGTTATTATTGCAACTACAGTTATAAAGGTAAGTAAACCAAACAACCACGCAAACTGAATTATCGTCTTTTTATCCATATAACTATTTATCCATCTAGGAGGAGACCAAAAAAAAAGGGGACCGAAGCCCCCTTTTTTCGTATTACTGTAAAAACAGTTACTACATTAAGTTCGCAACTTGCGTTCTTTGGTAGTATCTGTTAGCGTTAGCAGAACCAGCACCGTTAATAACAGCTGCGTCACCAGTTCCAGCTTCAGCAAATGGG